GTAGCCTTCTGTAATCATTTGTTCGTTGAGTGACAACTCGTCTGTGCCAACATATAGCCAGCCAAGAAGACGCCCATATTTCCCAACGCCACCAACAAGTTCAGTCCTGATAACGAGATCATCGTCACCAGAAATAGCACCTTCCAGTTTCTCTTTGAGCCAGTTGGTTGCGTCGTAGCCAAGTGCCTTCTCTTCTGCGTCCTTAGTTCGTTTCTCTGGCGTATCAACTCCTGCAACTCTAACTCTTTCTTTCTTGTATAAATCAAACCCAAGGTCAATAGTGACATCAATAGTATCACCATCAAGGACACGATTAATCTCAATTACTCTGAAGTTGTAGCACGATTTCCTGCTTGGTGGTGTCATCGCTCCCATGTCTTATCTCCTGTGATTCTACTGATACAGCAATTCCTATGATAGTAACTACGGCAGATATAACTGCAGCAGCACCAGCAATCCATATTTCATTTTTACGGATTCTTCCACGCAATTCATTATCAAGTGTTTTGAGTTTTTCCTCAGTCTTATCTATACGACTGTGAACCATCTCAATACGACGAATGGCATTTTCTAATGTACTATCAATAACAGAAACACCAGATGTCTCTGCCTCTAGAGCATGAATTCTCTCACGATAACTTTCAATCTTACTTTCTAATACTGCAAGTTTGGAATCCTGTTCAGCATCCTTATTCGTCAGGTCGCTCATCTTCCAATTCCTCAAAAGCAAGTTTCATAATTGTATATATGTAATATGACACACCAAAAAGAAGTATCATCAAACTAATGATGACACTCCAGGTAGGATTATTGAAATTTTCTAACGGTTTCAATAATAAGTTCATGGGTTTTGTGGATCAATTCCTAATCGTTTCAAATACTCAATCCACCAATCGGCATCCTTGATATATCTCCAGTTGGGAACCTCCTTACCATTCTCCACAACATAATATTGATGAAGAGCTTCATCGATAGTCTGTGCGATCTCCATATTCCTCTTCCTCTGCATCAACATCTTCATATGGGTTTCCCAAATATGGTCCTCGTTCTCGTAGAGGTTCTTTTCTGACATAACTCTGTTCGGTATTAACGGCTCCAATCCAAACAGCCAGTTTCATCACAACGAAGATAATGATGAGTGGTGTAAAACACCCGACTAAAATTACGGGGTTCATTTGTGTTTCCTCGTAAAAGGTTCCCAGTGTTCCCATCCATATTTATGAATTGCCCATATACCAACAATTGGTACTACAATTAATATTGTTGTTAAGATACCCAGTGTGAAAGAGTTCTCCATAGTATGTCTGACAATAATTTTTATACTTTCCATGTCTTCCAAGGGTCTGGATTATGGACACATGAGTTTGGATGTGCCCATTGTTCTTCTTCTTTCATAGCCAGTTGATGTCTCAATCTTCTGATCTCTTCTTTCAACCAGTGATTTTCATTTTTTAGTTCTTCAATGTGCTGTTCCATTTCCATTATAGTTGTCGGTATCATAGTAACCACCCTTTCTAGCACCGAAGTAAATTGTAGTTAAAACAAAAGGCACCGCTACAATCAGCAGTGCCCGTCCGAATAAATGCTCCATGTTTTTTTATTTGGAATATGTGAAATAGTTGAAGTCAATACGAACCATTCAGATGCTGTGGAATGGACCACATACTTTTTGTCATTTACTGTAACGACATATTTTTTCATAAATTGTGATGCATTAATTTACATGTACTGTACCAACCATACCTGCACCCTTATGAGGTCCACACCAATAAGTATAGTCACCTGCTTCAGGGAATTCAACCATAAAATCTTCACCTGGTAACATTGCCAGAGCTTCATGACCAAGTTCAGGATGATCTTCCACAACCACATTGTGTGGTGGAAGCATGTTGTTTACAAAGTGAACTGATTCTCCTGCTGATATTGTAATCTCTGCTGGATCAAAAACAAGATTTCCATTTGATCCCATTTGAACATCAACTGCCCATGCTGGAGTAGATAAGAAAAGTGTAGCAAGAAGTGCGAAAAAGAACTTCATATATCTAACACAACTACACTATCTATGATAGAAATCGGTCTTTATACATAGGGTTTGTTTTGGCTTCCTGACTTATTAACAATCGTTGAATACTGAACCTACTTCAGAACCAATTTCAGATCCTGCTTTTTGACCCAGAAGTGACATCCAACCTGCTGCTAACCATCCAACATAAGGAATGTTAACAACTGCGGGAACAAGAAGACCAGTAGCAATACTAGTCCCTGCCATCGCACCTTGTGACCGTGCTCCAGCGTCCGCCACGATACAATCTATGTTTTCCACACCTGACTTTCCCTCGCCGTCTATTACGGCACCTCCTATGTTACGGGTTCCTTCCATGGTGTATTGATCTCTACGATACTCATTACGCTGTTCTGTCCCACCACCAAACAATCCCCGTTTAGTTTTATCAAGATTCATTGACCTTTCAGATTCTAGTATCTTAGGGTCATTTGCTCTATATTCTACAATATAACCATCCTTACCACTTTGAATTCTGTAAGAGGAGTAGTCTCCACTGGGGAGACTTATTACAGGATGTTTAGTTGAATTAGAAATTTCAATAAGATGACCCAATACACCAACATGTGCAATGGCAACCACTCCACCCACACCAATACCAAACCATTTTAGTAAAGTCATGATTTCTTAGGTTCAACAGCGGAAACAACTTCAGGTTCTTTTTTCGCTACTGCTTTGCCATTTCCATTGCCACCACCCGTTTTAGCAGGAGACAATCCAAATGCAGCTAGCGATCCAGAGAAGACCGAAGCGATGAAGGTAGGGTCAAAGTCAAGAATCTTTTGACCGTTAGGTAAGCGAACGTAACTAAAGGTTAGGAGAGAAGCAGACCAAATAAGTACAACAACTTTCACCAAATTACCAAGAACTTCACTTTTATCTTCATGCTGGTCGTCTTTCTCTTCTACCTTTGCTTTGGATTTGTTGCCAAGCATAGGTATAGGAGTAAGGCGAAATTATTTATAAAAAAGGGGGTCACCTGGACCCCTGATAAACTGGTTGCATCATCCCTTTATCTGGTCCGTCGTCATCATCAATATCAGAAGATTTGAGAAGAGAAATGATAATACCTATTGTAGCAATACCCGTAAACACATCTATTAGTGTTTCAGTGGTCATCACCAGATACCTGGAATTATCTGGCCGCTGACTGCGTATGCACCCATTGCGGCAATGACACCAATCATTGCTGCCCAACCATTAATACGTTCTGCTTTTTCGTTCATTGTTCGTTCTCCTGTTTTGTTTTGTTGTAAATAATAACTTTTTCACCGTCGTGGGTGAATACTAGTTCATCATCATGTGCCCAACAGAGTTCTTCATATAGGGCATTTAGTTTCTCCATGTCTTCATAGAGTTGATTGGGGTTAGGCATACTTATCAAACATTTTACGAATGTTTTGTGTAATTCCCATACCACCAACAAACTCTTCTAGTTTGTTTCCTTCCTCATCAGTAATAATGAGAACAGGAGTTGCAGTCACACCATAACGCTTTGCAAGGTCAAGGTTTTCTTGTGGAATAGGAATATCACTTACATCTTCGAGATCAACTTTTTCAAGAAGACTGGTACGCTCATCTTTAATAGAAATCATGTACTTGTCCACTAACATACATGGACCACAGGATTCTTTTGAGAAAAGATAAAACTTATTCATCAGTACAAATTTTCTTCTTGTTCGGTTTCAATCACACAATCAGAAGTAGGGTATGCAACACAAGTCAAAACAAATCCTTCTTCAATTTGATCATCATCAAGGAAAGACTGGTCAGACTGATCAACAGTACCACTCACAATTTTACCCGCACAAGATGAACAAGCACCAGCACGACAAGAATAATTCATATCAATACCTGCTTCTTCAGCAGCATCAAGGATGTATTGATCATCCTCACAAGTAATGATGTTTTCAGTTCCGTCAGAGGAGCGAAGAGTAACGTTAAATGCCATTGTTCAATAAGTTTCGGAAAGTTGTTCTACAGAGTACGCCAGTAATACAAAAAAGGCGATTGATGTAATTGTAAATAAAGTTGAAGTCATTGTCAACCCCTTTGATCAGAACCCGAAGGCCCCGAAAAAGAACACACTACCAGATGTAGCATAAGAAACGACTGCAGCAACAAAACCAAGCATGGCAACACGGCCATTCAGTTTTTCTGCTTTTTCAGCATAGGTTTCAATGCCATAACGGTCAAGGTCTTCCTTGCTCATATACATGGTTGGTTCAGTTGCCCACATATTTTGTTGTCCTTGGTCATTTGTAGTTACAGTCATGTTCTTCTCCTTTGTGAAGTATTGTTACATTATATATGATTTCTTTACATTTTGTCAACACTAGTAGTCAGAAAACACACACTTATCAGATTTTTTACAAAATTTTCTTACATAAGCATGTACATCTTTTTCCATTTCTTGGTGTGCATGATTATGAACTACACCAATTAACATCAAAGACCCACAAATAAGTAGGTTAATTAAAGTAACTGGATGTAAAAGAGATTCAAAAATTACTTTCATAAAAAAAGAGGGTCTTATGACCCTCTTATTATAACACAGACTTACTGAATCAGAAGGAGTACTTCAGACCAGCCTTGGTGCCATAACCAGTATCGTTATCACCAGTGATGAACGAAACTTCACCATAGAGACTCAGGGCATCGGTCAGTGAGACAGAAGCGCCACCCTTACCAGAGAACTCAACTTCGGTTTCAGCACCGTCAGGAGAGACAAGAGCAGGACCGCCTTGGATGTACCAACCAGCGGTTTCACCCAGAGGACCTTCATATCCTACGTGAGCGTCGGTTACAGTTCCTTGATAGTCGCTACCAACGAAACCAGAGTTTGCCTCTACATTCACGTAAGGACCTGCAAAAGCAGCACCAGCGGACATGGAGAGAGCAGCAGTTGCTGCGAATACAGATTTAATCATTTGTTAATACCTCGTAATTTACTTGCGGAATTTCACCCGCAGATGAAGGGGGATTCGACGTTCCCCGCGTGATTATCATAACATAAACTTGACGCGAGTAGTTGAGGCGTTGGGTTTTGTTACTATTCGTAAAGTTTGTACCTCACGAATACTTATTTATAATAGACCAGATTGAAGAGTTTGTCAACCTGGTTGTGCAGCTTGTGGAGGTGGACCAGAAGGATCGGATACCCGACCCAGATAGGGGTCAAAGTCCATCAGTTCATTGATAGACATCTGTGCTCCCTTCTGACTCCAGAAGTGCATCTGTGCATTATAGTTTCCTTTGTGGAATGCGTCAACATGATCAGGGTGAATACTTGAACCCAACTCTGTCTTGTATAGAAGGAGTGGAAGGGCATAGGTATTACCCGAATTGTAGATCAGGTCATCAGCAACTGGACGTGGTCTAACACCATTGTCCAGTTTGTATTTGTCACCTCTACAATGAAGTTTAATCAACTTCTCTGCATGGTGACGGGTAATCAGATAACAAGCAGTGGAGAAATCATTCACAAACCTCTTGTGAACTTTGATATGAATATCTCCAGTACAGATGATTGCAATCTGACACACATCCCAATCATAAGGGATTTTGGCATAAAAGTCTTGCCAAGTAAAGTTCCAGAATCTTACCAGTTCAAGATCACAATCATCTTCCATCATGATTGCGTATGGTTCACCAGAATCATAGAATTGTTTAATGGCTTTTAAGTGTGATGTGACACAGCCAATTTCACCTGAAGTAACCATTTCAGGATAACGACCCTTAAGAATATCACTCAAGTCATCTTCTCTACCATCGTAGGCAGAGACCCTAGTGTAGTTTTCAATCTCCCAATACTTAAACTGGTTCTCCATGTATTCCCATCTCTCAGGTTGATCATCGAGATTGATACAATAGATTGGTCCGATACCTTTCAGTTTAAATGCTGATTTATTTTTGTCCATTAATTCTCTTCACATAATAATCTTGACTAGTAATATATTCCCTCAAGGTTTCTTTATCCATCTTTTGAATCTTTTCCCATTCAATATTATTTGAATGCATATATGGATTATTAAGCCAAGAGTTAGGTGTTCTGGAATGTTCTAAGTGGTAGATGAGATCATTGATTCTAGACACCTTGTATCCTAGTGTAGTGTATCTATAATACCTCTCAACATCCTCTGGGGCATATGCAACAAAGTTTTCATTCTCCAGTCCACCTCCAATATAGACATCCCTATTGAAGAACTGAACAAATCCATACTTCGCATCATATGGTTTTGATACATCACTCAATGCTTTAAATCTAAAGTCATTCACAAGGAAGTCTGTGACAACTTCATCATTCGCAAACACTTGAAGTTGAAAGTCTCCATTACCATATGGATACACCACATCAGATGTCTTATTCATAATCCTATCGTATGCTTGTGTGATCGAAGCAATAGGAAGAATGATGTCACAGTCGTAGTTTACCACACATTCTGTCTCTGACATCATCACCATGTCATTCAGAACCTTCTGTCTATGAAAGGCAGGATCATCTGATTGTTCAAATACATGTGTCAAATCTTCAACAGTATCACAGAACTCTTTGATCTGTGGATATGCTTTCTCACTAAACACAGAAGTCTTATCAACCTCTTTAATGATGATGTTGGTCTTGAAATTAGACAACAAAAAACAGACCGAGGTAATTACATTCCTCAGTCTGTCATCAGATTCAATTCTGATAGGAATTATAAAAGTGGCTTTTGATAAATCAAATTTCTTCATCTGGATACTGTCTTGTTTCTAGGTGTTTGTCCACAACGTAGTTGAGTTCTTCAGCATTTACTAACCATGGACCTTCAGGGTGTTCTACCCTCGCGTTATATTTAACACTGGAAGAACTAATACGATTATCATGTTCCCTGTTGGAGGTTAGATAGTCCTCAATGATATAAGGCATACCATGATCATACCTCATTCGGTGATAAAAATCAGTATCCATAAGTAATACTAATTTCTCATCAAATCCCACAAATGTTTTAGTAAGGAAAGAAACACCTGAAGGACTACCAAGAAGATTTCTACCCTCCAACATTTCCTTTGTCCATCTAGGAATCATAGGACGGAAGTGTTCTCTACCATCTCTGGTGTGTAAGAAACCATTAAAACACCACTTGCAGTTCTTTTCTCTGTACACATCAAAAATACTCTGAAGAGATGTAGCAGTAACAAAAAGATCATCTTGAAAGATAATTTTAGTAATCTTACCTTCACACATCTCTACTGCTGAATTGGTATTGGCAGGACCATTACCTAGCTTTTCTTTGTTCTTATAATACCGAATAGTAAAATAGTTTGCATATTCTGCACAAACATCAAGGATATCATCATCTTTAGAATGGTCAGATACACAAACTTCAATGTCTTGAAATGTTTGAATTTTAATAGTTTCAAACAACTCTTTGAGATAAGTGGCACCTTTACCATTCATCTCATAAGTTGGAATTGCAATAGAAATTTCAGGCATTAGATTTTAGTCCAACGATCAGGAACGATATCTTCAGTATTATTCTTAGCAGTATAACCAGTAGTACCAAACCACCGTTTGGGAGCAATGACTGTAGGGTTAGAATTCTTACTCAACCATGCACCCCACCAAGAGAAAGAAGAGTTTGCAATGATATAGTCACTACACATAGTCATCATACACAGATCATACACATTGTTATCTGTTTCAGAAACAAGGAAACGATCTGATTTGAAGATTTCCTGTTCCTTACACCACTTCACATCATCAGAGAAGATAACAACGGTACGATCAGAATCAAACCTACTCAGAGCTTCTTTGTAATAGTCAAGACTACAAGGTGGGTGGTCTTGCGACTTTTCCACATAGTCTGTCCTACGAACATGAAGTGAAATAGGGTTCTCAAGACCACCCATAACTTCCTTACAGTTCTCTACAACATCACTCTTGAATGTGAAATCCTCTTTGATAGAATCTGTAATGTGTGAGAAGTATCTTTCAGTCTGGAAGTATCCATACAAACTCACATCATCAGGACACTGTTTTACCAATTCAGAATCATAGTTAAACTGTCTCTCCTGTAGGAACTTATCACCAACCCTACCCCTATTTTTCAGGTTAGGAAGGTTGAATACCTCAAAGAGTTGATGGTCATTCCACTCATCATTGAAATCACTTTCAGGGATGATGAAATCATATCCATGTTTATCTGCAATACCACGAAGTGCAGCGTATTGGAACATCTG